GCCCCTCTTCAATGGCATGGTTAGCGATATTTGCCAGGTACATAGCCAGGTCTTCTTTACTGACTCCCTCTGGAAAATACTCAACCATCAATTCAAGCTGTAGGCTGACCGTGGGGCCTTGAACAGGGTCACGGGATACGGGAAACCTTTTATCGTCTTTCATATTCCCTCCATCCTTCAAGATTTAGGCTCACTCATCTATCACCACGGCCAGCCTGCACCGTGGGGATAGGAAATAAACCATCTCCCTTTTCTCATCCTTCCGTCCGCTTGCTGCCCTGCCTGGGTATCTGGTCCCAGCTTCATTACCGGGGGAATCCGGGGTCAGGGTGCGGTCTCAGGTGATTTCAAAGAGCGTTTCGTCAATCTCTATCAGGGTCAAACTGTGTTCCTGTCTACAACGTATCTATTCGTGACCATCTTGTCAAGAAAAAAAGTCACATTGACTGAAAATAATTTCACCAGTCAGTCAAAATGACGTAACCATGCGGGTTTCAGGTAGGTACACGTCCGGCGCTTGCGAAGTGAATCAGTCTATCTCGTCTATATGGTTGGAAAAATCGCCCTTGACAATCACAAACCATTGGTATATCAACCATCTATGGTTATCTATCTATCTATCTATCTCTTCGCGCAGGTGGGAATTAAGTAAGTAATATCAATACCTTATATAGTGTTTTTGGGGATACCAAAAAGGATAATTGAGTAATATCAATACGTTATGGGTAAACTATCCACCAAGCTGACCACCAAGCAGGCAATTCGACAAGCTACCAAAAAGAAAAAAGGGAAAAAACCGAACAAATCTAATGGGATAGATACCAATAAAGGTAATATCCCTAATGATTCCAATAAGATAGATGTAATCCCAAATGCGCCTAATAACGTAACTATTCAAAATGATTCAGATAATCAAGAGTCAAAAGGGGTAACTATAGAGGATAGAAAGGAAAAATGCGATATTAAAGAAAAATTGACGCTGAAAGAGCTTAAGTTCCTGGAATTACACCTAACTGAAGGTATGGCGATTAATAAAGCAATGATTATAGCCGGTTATGGCCATGTTTCAGAGGTTTGGCGCTATAATCTGGCAAAAAGGATTATCCTCAAGCATGAGTGCCAGGCAGGGGATCACCGGAAAATCTTTAGGATAATCGGCGCGGGCGAAACCGCCGTTGCTATGGGCCTACTCACCCTGGCACAAACCGCCAAGAGTGAAATGGTGCGGCTTAACGCCTGGGCATCGCTGGCTAAGGTTCTCGGATTGACTAAAGAGGTACTCGAGCAAGCTGAAGGAATCCAGATCATCATCAATCCAGGCTATCAGCCAGCCGCCGACCAGGATCAACCCGCCGCCCTCGAGCTCTCCAAAGCCCCGCCGCCCTCATCCGGGATACTAACCATCACGAAATGACCGTCTGTAAGCCCGCCTAAGCGACGATCTCCCTACCACCTAACCCTTACCATTAGTGGATTTGCGGGTTATTGGTCCACTTTTCTATATTAATGGACCAATTCGAGGTAGGGCAAGAGCCCATGGCTAGGCACCTATCCATCAGCCCATCGCTCTGCCCACTGCCACCATCCACCCATCACCTTGCCCACGGCGTCCTGGTGCGCACCGCCCGCCCGGGCCTGCCCGCCGGCGCCCCCTGCCCGCCCCGCGCCCCGGTTCAACGTGCCCCTCTTCCCGGCCCCAGGGGGAGAACCCGGGGACGACTTAACCACCCCCGTAGTCTATTATGCCCTCCCCGAAAATTTTCACACAAAAACTATCGCTGACTGATTAGTCATCCCCACCTCTTACAATTCAGTCAAATTGACTTGACAAGATGGTCAAGGGTATGCAAAGATAGGGGCATGATTCAGATCCACCATGGCGATTCATCTTGCCTCCCATTCCCTGACGATCACTTTGATTGCCTGGTAACGGACCCGCCGTATGGGTACGGTTTTATGGGGAAGGATTGGGATAAGGCCGTTGTTCCCTCCTCCACCTGGCGAGAAGTCTTCCGGGTGATGAAGCCCGGGGCGTTTGGGTTCGTGATGAGTGCGCCACGGCAGGACGTGTTGGCCCGGATGATCGTGAATCTTCAGGAGGCTGGGTTTGAGACGGGTTTCACGAGCATTTACTGGACCTATGCTACGGGGTTTCCGAAGGCGGGGAATATCGGGAAGATGGTGGACAAGAGGTTGGGGGTGGAGCGGGAATTGGTGGGGAAGAACCCGAATGACCGGAAAAAGAGAAACAATCCTCTTTCAGATTATGGCTTACAGGGTGGGGTTGGCAACGGACAAATCACCGCCCCTGCCTGTCCCCTTGCGAAAACCCTTGACGGGTCCTATGCGGGATTCCAGCCGAAGCCGGCGGTGGAGGTGATCCTGGTGGTGATGAAACCCCTCGCCGAGCGCACCTACCTTGACCAGGCGATGAAGGACGGGAAGGGGGTAACGTGGTTGGAGGCGGGGCGGATACCGATTGAGGGGGCCGACAAGAAGGTGTTGGAAGCGAAGAACCCCCACACGGTCAAGGCGGATAACGCCGTCTACGGGGATTACTCCATGTGCAAGGAGCCGTGGGAGGTTCCCCAGGGCCGTTTCCCTGCGAACCTTTTGGTGAGTGATGACGTGCTGGATGATGGGGTGCCTCATCCGGCGACCGTGGACCGGAACCTTTTTGAGGGCGAAACCGAGAAACTGTTCGGCCCCAAAGGACACCAGCGCACCAGCCGGGGCGACACGGGCACCTTCTCGCGATATTTTTCCCTGGACGCCTGGTGGGAGGCCTTGCCGGAGTCGGTTCGGAAGACCTTTCCTTTCCTGATCGTGCCCAAGCCCAGCAAATCCGAGAAGGGGAAGGACTGCAAGCACCCCACGGTGAAGCCGGTCAAGCTCATGTCCTACCTGATCGCCATCGGCAGCCGGCCGGGGGACTTGATTCTGGACCCGTTCATGGGCTCGGGGACGACGTTGGTGGCGGCGAAAGCCATGGGGCGCCGGGCGGTGGGGGTGGATAACGACCCGGAGTGCATCCCGGTGGCTGAGGCCCGGGTGGGTGCGGTCAGTCGGGGACTGTTTTAACTGACTATTCCATCACTTTCCCCCTTGACATAGATCCCGAAGCATGGGAGAGTAGGCCCTGGATAGTTAATCGTTATCACCAGTTGATTTTGGAGTCCTACCACAGTCCACCGGCCCGTCGTCCTTCTCCTTGCCAGGGAGCGGCGGGCCATTTTTTATGTCATTTTTCTGTTTCATTTCCCTTGAAAGTCACGGTTGACGTGGCTTTTGGTGTGCCATTTCTTGTGTCATTTCCGGTTCATTTCCGATTAACTTTCCCCGAGTCATTTTTTACGGTCAATCTGACAAAAATCACTTGTAAAAGCTGACAGAGTATGCTTACATGGGGGCATGAATAAGACGCGCATCGAGTGGACAGATTTCACTTTCAACCCTGTAACTGGCTGTTGGGGACCTGGTGGAACGGCAGAGAAGCCGAAGCGGTGTGCTTACTGTTATGCGAATCGAATTGCTGGCCGATTTTTGCCACCGCGAAAAATTTATCGTCAAGGCCAAGGGACTTTTGAGGACGATTTCTCGCCTATCTTTTGGCCCGAGCGCCTTTCTCAACCCGCCAAGGTCAAGAAGCCCAGCAAAATCTTTGTGTGCAGCATGGCCGACCTGTTCGGGGATTGGGTGCCGGATGAGTGGATTGAACAGGTTAAGGTTGAGGCAATCCATTGTCCTCACCATATCTTCCAATTCCTCACCAAAAACCCCAAACGCCTCAAGGACTTCAACCCCTGGCCCGGAAACTGCTGGGTGGGGACGACGGCCACGAATCAGGCCGACATGGATGAGCGGGGGCATTGGCTTTTAAAGGTAAATGCTCCCGTGCGGTTCGTCTCTCACGAGCCACTTCTGGGAAACATCTATCTACCTCGTTGGACTTCTGGAAAATGGACGCTAAGAGGGCATAATCACCCTACGGAGCCAGGGAGGGGCATTAATTGGGCCATCATCGGAGCCATGACCGGCCCCGGGGCGGTGCGGCCGGATCCGGAGTGGGTGCAAGGTCTCGTGGATCAATATTTGGCGGCGAGCGTCCCTTTTTTCTTGAAAGACAATCTCGATCTCGATGTCCACCATCAGGAGTTTCCCCAATGACTTCCCCCACCATCAATAAGCAATTTGGCCCCACGGTGCGGACCATCCGGGAGGCGGCGGGGATCAGCTTACGGGAGCTCGCCCGGCGCTTGGGCTGGAGCGCGGCCTATGTGAGCGACATTGAGTTGGGGCGGCGGAATCCTCCGAGGTTGGGGACACGGGTACAGGCCTGGGCGGACGCTATCGGGGCGGGGAATCTGGAAGAGTTAATGGAGTTGGCGGAGCGGAGCAGGGCCGGCCGCGGAGATGTGCGGACTGTCCGCTGACAAAGAGAGGAGAATGATGATGAGAGGTTGGGTGGAGATCGTCTTTGGCTTCGTTTTGCTGGCAGGAGGTTTGGCTGCAATTTTCACCGGGTCCCCGTGGGCAGGTTTTTTCCTGGTGATATTAGCGTTTTTTATTTTTGCCTAATGGCGACCCGGGAGATGAACGAACCCCCTACCTGCCATCACCCCGAGACGTTTCTGTCTCACTGCGCCCGCCTTCACCTGGCGGGAGAGCTTGGGGTGCAGGCGGATGAGTTGGAGTATTGCGGGGTGCAGGAGGGGCTTGGGTACTTTCTGGTGATGTTCACCGTGGATCTTCCCGGGAGTGATTTGCACCGGAGCACCAGATCGGTGAGGGTGGATTTGTGATGATTCAGGGGGCGTAATGGTTTCGACGGTGGCAAGAAAGCATGAGCAGCAGGCCGGGGCCCCGATCCCCGTTAAAAGCGGGACCGGCATAAGTGCCGACAACTATCACATGCTGAAAGCTGCATAGCTTTCCCCCTCCGGTGTCCTACTCCCTGGGTGGACGCCGATAGGGGCCGCAAACCGGGGATAGCCCAGCCCCTGATCCTGGCGACGGGCGGGCGAACAAGAACAGGATGGCTTCGGTGGGGCGGGCCGGTATGGCCTTGCCGGGGCGAGAGAGACAGCCGGATAAGCCTGTAGATACTCGTGATGGACTGTACGCCGGACAGGGGTTCGATTCCCCTCGTCTCCACCAATTTTGAAGGTGCTTATGGTTGGAATAAGACCAGTGTGGTCGACGAAAGGAGGTGGTCCCCATGAAGAAGAAGGGCGGGTGTTAAAGGCACCGGCGCATATCCAAAAGGCAAAGATTGTGATTGTAGTGCGGGGGTAGGCGCCAGAACCTGCCCCCGGTTTTCAACGAGGAAAATGTTGACGAAACCCAGAACCGTAATAGAGGGCCTGCCGGCTGTAGTCTGCCTGGCTCCTTATCCTGGAGCGATCATCAAAAAATGCCCACACTGCGGCGGGCCAAGGATTACCTGTTCAAGGCCGTAGTCGAGAGCCTGAAGGGGTTTTTGGAGGGATGATGCCGGTCGTTCTTGAAATCATTATTTGTGGGATATTGGGGAGTTTTTTGGCGGCAGGTGTCGCTTGGTTAATCCAGAAGGTAACAGGGTGGCCTTGATATGACCTTAAACCCTAATATCTTCTGCCCAACTTGCGGAGAGGAATTGAATGTAATTGGCAGGATGAAGTTGCTTATACGCATGGGCTACCAACCTCCTACTGATTACTGGCCATATCCGTGGTATTGCGGAAAGTGTATGGAAATAAGGAATAGAAATGTTTTGGGAATTATATCTTTAACTCCCTAAAAGGATAAATCATGAAGATTTACGTAGCAAGTTCATGGCGCAATACCTTTCAGCCTTTGGTTGTGGCTGCACTTCGGGAGGATGGCCATGAGGTATATGATTTCAAGGACTCCGATGGGTTCCATTGGTCTGAGGTTGACCCAACGTGGCTGGAATGGCCAGAACAAATTCCTAAATACCTGAACGGATTAAACCATCCTTGCGCAGAGCGTGGCTTCAACAGGGATATGTCAGCCCTGCGAGAGTGCGATGTTTGTGTTTATGTGATGCCCTGTGGCGTGTCCGCTAGTTTAGAAGCAGGGTGGGCTTGTGGCGCAGGCAAAATTGTAATTGTCTATGTTCCGGGTTTGCGTGAGCCGGATTTGATGGTCAAGATGGCTGATTTAATAACATCTGATCTTTTCGCTGTTCGGAAGAGGATCAGGGAGTCAAATATATAATTCCCAATGTTTTTCTTCATCCAGGCTTAATTAAGCAAAGACCTAATTACCCGCTCATGCGGACCTAACTCAACTGGACAGAGGCCGTCCTTCCCGGATGGTGATCAGGGTTCGAGGCCCTGGGTCCGCTAACCTTTTAGGAGGCTTGATGATTGAGCGTTATAGAATCGAATGTCCAAATTGCAAAATAGAGATTAATGTTTGCAAGTTAGGATTAACGGAGCTTATGGACCCTCTATACGAATCTCTTCGGATGGTCCTCATAGACGCCTACGATCAAGCCTCAGAAGGTAAAGGCAAAGAGCGCCATGCCTCCGATGGGGAGGCCTTCGAGCACCAGCCCATTTGTGAAATCGCCCGGCGTCTGGGGGGTGGGGACCTCTTCCAGGCCGTCAAAAAGATTTACGAGTCCGTGCGCCTCCCGGGGGAAGCTGGGGTGCGGGAACTCCTGGGGGCCATCAACTACATCGCCGCGGAGATCATTATCAGGCGAGAAAAAGGAGAAATCCATGAGTAACAACGGAAAAAGTAGCACCCCACCTCCTCCGCCGCCGGAAGACATCCTTGAAGACATCCTTTACCAGGTGACCGTGGTGATCACCAAGGACAACCGGCCGGCCATCATCGGGGATCTGGACAACCTTCCTCTTTTGCTTCACCTCCTGAGCACGGGGGTGGACATTGTGGGAGGGTTGGTGAGCCAGAAGTTGCCTCAGAGGGTCATCCCGGTGACCGTGCCGCCGGGGACGATTCCGTTTGGGCGGCCCCGGGGGTAGGGCAATTGTCAAAAATCACCTTTTCCAAGGTCCGGATGATCTCGTGCCGGGCCTCTTCTATTTCATCCCCTTGCACAAACCGCGTTCTCGCACAAATATCCATCCTTGCCAGGAATAATTCACAGACCTCATGGAAGGCTATGCGCCTGATCCCTGTTCTTCCTGGGGGCTCATCGTAATTATAGAGCACCTTGGAGAGGGTGATGGTGGCGCAACGGCCAGTTAAATCGGTTGCGCATTGCGCTTGAAATTCCCGCTTGAGCCGGTGTCGGGTATAGATGTGCCAGTTCAGGAGGCCCAGGCGGTTTTGCCAGTAGGCGACGGCTTCCTTGAAAACTTGGAAGTCTTCCGGTGTGGTCTTATAGGTGGTCATCTCGAACTGCCGTCTGTACAAACCGAGCGGTCATCTCGAACCGTCGGCGGGAATACCATCGTCAAAACATTCTTTGCGGCCGCAACCGCCACAGGATCGCCAGCCTCGATATTGTTTAAGGCACAGAAAGGTTTAGGTAGGCAAATATAACATGCGTTGCCAATTTTGCGAACCTTAAGACTGGCCGCAAGTTTAGCAATACCGGCACCACGAACATTAACTTTCTTCATCTGCACAACCTCGTTTTTATATTTTTGAATCCATACTGTTATTTATATTCTTTGTCAAGGGTGAATTTCGCCCTTGTATCATCTCCTACTCGTGATATTCCCTCAACATGGCAGAGCTTCATTTGCTCGAAAAGTTTTCCCCGACTATTCGGGATTTCATCAAGTCCACAAAGGCGATCACTATTCTTATCGCATCGTTGGGCGAGGGAAAAACTTTCGGGTGTATCGGCGCAATTATCATGCATGCGGCCCGGTGTGGGCAGCCAATACGTTGCGCTATTGTTAGGGATACCTTAGAAAACATTAAACTTTCTATTGTTCCTTCGATCCAGGAGTTTTTCCAAGAGTTCTTTCCTGAAATTCCTCCGGCCAAGCTCTACCGGTTCAAGAACGAATACAAGGAACTGACCATCTTCGTCAATCCCCGGATCGAGATTGATCTGTTCGGCATTGACGATCCGGCCAGCTTGTCGAAGTTACAGGGGTCCTCGGCCTATACCCTCATCTGGCTAAACGAGCCGGCGCCCATCTCCGACAAGGCGAACGCTGGGCTTTCGGAGGACGTTTACAACGTCGCCGTGATCCGGGCTCTGCGGCGGAAGGGGTTGCCGGGGCGTCTGATCGTGGACATGAACCCTGCAGACGATGAGCACTGGACTTATCGCCGGTTCATTGAGGAACCCGACTTCGAAGAAGATTTCCCCCTGGTGCAAAAGCAGGTGTGGCAGGTTCCCTACGGGGAAAACCGGCACCTTAAGGATGAATCCCGTCAGGCGGCCCGGAAGATGTATGCCAATAACCCGGCCCAATATGCTCGGTACGTCGAGGGTAAGTTTGCCACGATCTACCAAGGCAAGCGGGTCACCCCGGACTATAACCCTAGGATTCATCAATCTGAGAAGCCCCTGGCTCCGGCCAAAGGGCTTGTTTCCTTCGCCTACTTTGACTCCTGGCATTGTCCGGCCTGCGTCCTGGGCCAGATCACCAGCACCGGGCGCCTTATCTTCCTGGACACTCTGCGTCTGGAGGGCGGCGATATCCGTGCCTTGATTCAAAACCAGGTCCTGCCCATGATCAATTCCCCGAAGTGGAAGGGGAAACCCATGTCCTGGCGGGTGGGTGGTGACTTCACCATGAAACAGCCGGACCAGAGCAACATCATGGAGAGTGCGGCTCGAGTGGTGGAGGACGCGTTCCCGGGTGCCCTCTTCCAGCCGGGTCCGGCCAAGTGGAAGCACATGGTAGCCGGGTTCACCTATGCTCTGAATCACAACATCCTGGGGCAGCCGGCCGTGTACCTGTGCTCCACCAATCGCCTGCTTCACCGGGCGCTGAATGGCCGTTGGCACTATAAGACGGATGTCTCCGGGAATGTCAGCCGGGCGGAGAACGTCAAGCCAGAGAAGGATATGGCGAGCCACATGGCGGACGCTTGGGCGAATGCCTGTTGCGTGTTGCTTCCGATGGTGGACCGGAAGGCGGACATGGGGAAGTATCGGGAGATAGCCAAGAGAAATAAGAGCCGGGTGCAGTCCTATGCGGTGGGGGGGTCGAGATAATGAGAGGCCGCGGTTTTGGGGGATGGGTGCCCTTACGGTTTTTTGAAGGGAAGAATTTTGACGGCTCGGCCCGGACGACTGAGGGTTACAAAAACGTCTCGAACAACCATGAGGTGATGCCGGAGAAGGGGCATAACGACGACCCTCCGTATCCGACCGGGGAGATAGCCCATCTCAATACTAACTCCCAAAGGTATCGGGAACGCTACGACCAAATCAGATGGGAATCGGCCAACCCTCAGAGCGGGAGTTGATGTGTTTGTCCCGGGCCCGGATGTGGGAGGGGCTGATTCCTTTTGTTGAGGGTTTCGAGGGACCGGAACCGAAACCCAAGAGACCCAAACCCGAGTACGACTACCGTGTCGTCATAGCGAATGCAAAGGAGAGGTAATTATGCCTGCAGTCAGCAAGAAGCAGCGTCAGGCGGCGGGGATGGCCAAGGCCATTCAGGCGGGAAAGATGAAGGGCAAGCCGGGGATGCCGGCTACGCAGATGGCGGGCAGCATGGCGCCGGCTGACTTGAATGAAGTCGCGGCCACCTCGCAGAAGGGGCTGCCGATGCGGAAGGCCCCCAAGGCGGTGAGCAAGGGCATCACCAAGATGCCGTTCAAGAAATAGGAACCCAATGACATCAGAACCCGCAGTGGATTACGACGCTCAGGAGCTTGCAGAGAGGGAAGAAGCCACCCAGGCTTATAGCCGGGAGGACGAGACCCATTTCGTCAAGTTTGGGGAGAGTTGTGTCCAGGCTTCGGTCGATGCCATGCGGGACATTCGTTATGAGCAGCAAGAGTGTTGGGACGTGTTCAATGAGAAGGAGCCGCCCAACTATGCCAAGAAAGAAGCATGGCAGTCCCGGGTGATAGTTCCGAAGCCCTACATCACCGTTCAGACCTTCCTCTCGGTGATCCGGAAAGCGTTTGATGCGGAGTTTTTATCAGTCGAGAACGAGCAAAATGAGGAAGATGCGGAGTTTGTACAGAAATTAATGGGGTTGATGCTTTCCCGGGCCCATTCAAACTTCGCAATCAATTTTACCGACGCCACTGGCATGGGCGGGGCCATCGGGCAGTCCATGGAGATGATCCCCCAGTGGATTCCGGGCAAGGGCCTGGAGTATGTCTTGGCGGCACCTTGGAATATTCACCGTGACCCGGACGCTATCAGTCGTCAGCCGCGGTCGGGAATGTATTGGATTCACCAGGAATACATTGATTATTACATCTTGAAAGATGGGGAGAAAGACGGCCTTTATCAGAATATTCCTCCCATGGGCCCCGGATCGAAATGGGGCGACCCCATAGCCAACCCGGACTTGACCCCGGAAGAAATCAATCGCCGCAAAGACATGGTTTGGCACCGTCCGGGTTATAGGTCCATGTGCCTGACTTCGGAGTTCTGGGGCACGGTCCTGGATAGAAAGGGGGAGTTGCTGCTCCCCAATGCCACTTTTACTTGGGTGGGTGACCGGGTGATCCGGGAACCCAAGGCGAGTCCTTACCCGACGCTGAGGTGGCCAGGGACCGGGTTTAGCCCTCTTCCTCATCTGCTCCGCTTTGATGGCCGGGGCCTCATCCAGGGGATCAAGTCCCTCTGGTACTTTATGAACTCGCTGTTTTGCCTTCACGCTGACAACCTCAACTGGATCGTAAATCCGCCCACGGAGCTTGACATCTCTTCTTTGGTGGACCAGACGGACATAGACAACTACCCAGGGAAACAGTACCTCACCCGGGGCACGACTTCGGGCAATCAGGCTTTTCGGGTGGGCGAGCGCCGGAGTCAGACCGGGGACATCCTGGCCAATATGAATTTTGCCGATCAGCGTTTCGATGGCGGAACCGGAATAACCCCCACCATGCAGGGATTGCCGGGATACCGGGCGGAAGTGACGGCGCGTGAGTCGGCGCAAAATCTTGATCAGTCAATGCTCCTGGTGGGCCTCATGGGCCGGAACCTGGAGGATGGGGCGCTCCATGCCATTCAGGCTGGGTATGAGACTGTGGCGATCAATATTACCTATGACGAACTGGCTCGTCTCATGGGGCAGAACGTAGCGGAAAGGTATGCGGCTGACACCCCCACTGGTCTAATGTTGCCACAGTTAAATTCTGGGGCTTACCGAGTATCCGGGATCCAGGCATTGATGCGGGATCAGGAGATTGTTCGCAGTATCCGGGATGTGATTCTCCCGATGGCGGAAAGCGATTTGTTCCGGCCGTACCTCAAACCCTATCAACTCATCCGGGCCGTCGAGAAGCGTCTCAATCTCCGGGATGAGGGCATTATCGTGGAAGAAACCGACGCCCAACGGGTTGATGTTGCTCAACAGGGCCAGCAGGAAGCGTTGATCCAGTCTCAGCAGCGCCTGGCAGAACTGGAAGCGTCCTTACTGGAAGTGAAGGCCCAGGGGGAACTGGCCAAGGCTGAAATGAACTTGGCGAAAGCGCAGGAGCATGAAGGCAAGGCGGCCCTGGCACTGGCGAAAGCTGAGGCTGAGGGAATGCCCGAACCCGGGACGGGTGACACCGGCGTCGAGGACGAGTTTAAGCCGGACCTCACCCTGGCCCAGGCCGAGCTCACCCAGCGCCAGGCGGACACGGAGGCGGCAAAGGTTGGATTGGTCATGGCCCAGACCCAACTGGCTCTGGCGCAAGCTAAGGCGGCCCTGCGGCCCCCGCCCGCTCCGGTAGCTAAGGCGGCGGCGCCGGCGAAGCCCAGCACGGAGAAGAAATAATGGCTCATCAGCCCATGAGTGGTGGGATTGAAACACGGATTTCTAATGGGCGCCCCCTGGAATTGGACGCAAAAGACCGGAAGGCTGATGCACAGATTCGCCATGAGAACGCCGTGCGGGAATCCCTGGCCCTTGTTGCTGAATTGCAGAATGGCAGTCCCATCTTCCGCGCTGTGGTTAATGCGATACGAAACCGTCTGAACCAAATAGCCGACCAGGATGTCATCATCCAGGCTCATTTGTCTGTTTTGGTTGATTATCGGTACAAATTAGAGCTTTTGCCTCGTTTGACAGAGGAACATATTCGTCGGACAGCAGGACCGTCGTTATCAGCTTTCATTGAGGAACCAGAGGCCGCCCCGGAAGGGATACTGGCCGATGAGTAATGTAACTATAATCAAGAAAGTAGCAATATTGAACTCTGGTAGTCCAGAAATGGAAGTAGTGAAGTTTACAAGTCAAGGAGTTGTATGCAGATGGTTTAATGGGAAAAATTATGAGCAACATTGTTTTAAAAAAGAAATGTTGTTTATAGTATCTTGAATCCAAGGTCGCCCCGTAAGGGATACCGACCTTATAATAAAGCCCCACCACGGCCCGCGAGGATACCCGTGGAAAGACAGGAGAGCATCACATGGCAGAAGAACCCGAAGCTCCGAAAGTAGATCCTGAATTACCGGAAGAAACTTTACAGCCGGGTGATGAGGGGTCCTTAGCGGACATCTTGGCAAAAGACCGTGAGGAAAGAATCGCCGCGCACACTGGTATCCAGGTTTCAGAGGATGAACCAGAGGTGCCGGAATCCCCGGAAGCCCCTGAGACGCCGGAAGTTAAGGCTACTGAGGAGGAAACCCCGGAGTCGCCCAAGTTTGAGCCCAAGCATAAGACCTGGGAGGAGACGGAAAAGGCCCGGAAGGAAGCTGAAAGGCTTATTACCGAGCGGTCGGAAGCTGCCAAGCAGGACCGTGAGGCACGGGAAGCTGCCGAGCGGGAACGGGATGAGTTGCGGCAAAAGTTGGCCGAGAAGGAAGCCGCGGCTGCCTCGGAAAAGCCTGCCGAACCGGTGAAGACTCCTGATGAAGTGGAGGCCGAGCAAGAGGCCAAGATTGAACAGGCCCTGGATGAGATCGACAAGATCGATGAGTTCGACCCGGACTACAAGAAGAAGGTCGCAAAAGCCTGGCGTAAGGCTGGTATCGGGGGGGCGGGACAACCTGCTATCCCCGCCAAGGAAGAAATCGCCAAGCTGGTGCAGGAACAGATCAAGGCCGAAAGGGAGGCGGAGACTCAGGCCAAGGCGGAAGAGGCCAAGGCTACCGAGGAAACCAACGTCCGCACCCGGGCCGGTGAATTGGCGGGCAAGGCAGGCCTGAACATGGAAGAGGGTACAGCAGACAATAAACTCTTCTGGGCGACGGTCAACGACATGCCCAAGGAATTTGACGACAAACCCTTTGAAGAACAAGTGCAGTGGACCGTGAACGAGGTCCGCCGTCTCAAGGGGGAGGTCGTGCAAAGCAAGGAGGAAAGGGACCGGTTGGCCAGGGCAGCCCAGGCTAACAACACGGTTATGGGGCGGGGGACTACTCAGCCCAAGAAGGCCCCGGAACCGGAAACTTTCACCTTGGGAGGTACCATGAACGAGATCCTCGAAGAACGCAGACAGGCGTCGCGAGCGAGACGATAAGGAGGTTTGAGCTATGCCCGCTCATACTTGGACTGAAACCAAAACGGTTGGGATTCTCGAAAATCACCAACTGTCGAAGAAACTTTTGAAAGGGGCGGCCGGAAAGTGTTTGGTCCTGCCGTTCACCAGTGATCATGGGATCGGCGTTAAACGTAACGCCGGCGAGTACGTCAACATCATGAATGTGAAGCGACTCCCCAATTCCACATCTTCGGAACTGGAAGAGTCCACTGGGTTCCCCGTCCGTAAACTTGAATGGGCGAACCGCGCTTTGCAGCTCAAGCCCTACGGCGAGGCGGTGGAATACACCGACCTGATGGAATACCTGATGGCCTTCCAGCCGAGCAACTGGGTCCAGAAAGCCCTTTCCGACCAGATGGAAGAGCAGATGGACAGCCTGGCGGCCAACGCTTTCCTGAGCACCGATTCCAAGATCATCTACACCCCCACCAGCCTGACCGGCGGTACTTTTGGGGTTACCGGGACCCCCGCGGCGGGCGTCTCCACTGTTCCCATGACCTTCGACCACTGCATGGCCATCGTGGACTACATGCGGGATACCATCCATGTTCCCTTCTACGAAGGGTCGAATTACGTCGGCCTGTCCTGCAATCGGAACATGCGCGCCCTGAAAAACGACACCTACTGGCAGATGTGGCATATGTATGCCCAAAAGGTGGACTTTGCCTACAAGGGCGAAATGGGCATGACCGAAGGTATCCGGTGGGTTGAAGTCAACCGCGCTATGGCTTTCTCGAACACCGCCGGCACCTCCGCCACCCTGGGCGAAGCCGTGGTCTTCGGTGATGAGGCCGTAGCCCGTCTGGAGGTCCTGGCCCCGCACCTGCGTCTGGACAAAAACTTCCAGAACCGGTTCGGCACCGTCCAGGCCTGTGCCTGGTACGCCATCCTTGCGATGGGGGCCGTGTGGAACACCGCCAATGACGGCGAGTGCAAGATGGTTCGCATCGACAGCCAGTAAGTCGAGACAACCAGTAAACGGAACAAGAAAGATAGGAGGTCCACAAGATGGGACATTACGGTTTTTACGATAAACAGGTTATTGACGCCGCGGTGGTTGATGGCGCTCTGGCGACAGCCATTGAATTGGAGGCTGCGGCTGCGGCTATCTTCACCAAGACCATGAATGAGCCCTTCGTGGTGACGCGGTTTGGGTATCGGCCCACGGTAGCCTTTGATTATGACACTCAGACGACTGAAGGGGTGTTGACCATCTACCGGTACCCGGTGGCAGCCGGGACGGACAAGGTGGCGCTGGCCAGTATCCCGCTTTACGACGCTGCTTTGGTGGACAACGTTTATTACGTTGATGTGCCAAATCCTCCGGTCGCGGCTCGTAAGATGGGCCGGGCAGAGATCAACGCCGGTGAGCTGGTGGTCATCGAAATCACCACTCAGGCTGTGGGCGGCACGGAATTGGGGGATTTTCAGCCTTTCTTCTGCGGTCATCCCAAAGCCGAAGTGGCGGCCAATCAGAGCTTGATGCACAACTGCAACACTGACAACGCCGTTACTTAACGGATCAAGCCCTGTCGGTCAAGATGAGGCGACAGGGTTTGGCAGACACCATGGGGCCGTTCCTTGACGGCGGCCCTTTCTTATAAGGAGAAGCATTATGGCGTACCTTGCCGCAGCGAATGTCACTGCCACCCTGGCCCAGAAGGATATTATCCCCCTGGGAATGAGCAAAAAGATGACCTTCCCCAGCATTGCCTATGGGAACGGGGTTTTGCAGTACCCCGCCCTCGGCATCCCCATGCCGGTGAAAGCTAATTTCGGGTTCAAAGCGCAAATCGAACGGGTTTTCATCGAACAGCCCGCCAATGGTTTCGTTTATCATTTCGACCGCACCAATCATAAGTTGCGGATTTTTTTGGGAGCGGCGGTGGCCATCACCGTGGCCAACCATACCAATATCGCGTTGCCGACCCCCACGGGTAATGTGGCGGCCCCGGCCAATCACGCCAACATCGCTCTGCCGGCTCCTACGGGCAATTTGGCGAACCTGGTAGCTGCAGCTCACTCGCACGACTTGGTGATTGCGGCCAACTCCCAGGGGGCCGAAGACGTGAGCGTCGGCATCAACGCGGCCAATAACTCTCTGGTGAGCAACATCGCCAATGCCACCACCATAACGGGTGGCAATGCTACCACGGGCGGGATCGCCAATACTACCCCGGGCAACTCCTCGGGCGATTTTGTGGGCGATACTCCGTCCAACCTGTCTAACCTGACTCACGATGCGCCCGCTTTTACCGGCGATGCCCCGGCCAACCTGGCAAACCTGACTCATACCGTGACCGGCAGCACCGCTGAAGCCGCTCTGGCCGAAATGGACGATGGTGTAGCCCCTGCGGCCACCACTCTATACATGGAAATGATCGGGAGATAGTTTATGGGGCTGGGCAAAAAAACTGTATTCACCCTTAACGTGGATGGGTATGCGCCGGAAATCACGGCGCTTACCTATCCTCTTATCGAGGCCTACGCCAAGAAGATCGGGGCGGATTTCCATATCATCAGTGAGCGGAAGTTTCCGGAATGGCCTGTAACCTACGAGAAACTTCAGATTTACCAATTGGCTCAGGAGATGGGAAACGAGTGGAATATCTATATCGACTCTGACGCCCTGGTTCACCCTGATACCCAGGACTTAACCTTGCTCCTGCCCCGGGACACCATAGCCCACTTTGGAAACGACCATGCGCCGACCAGGTGGAGGTCTGACCGATTTTTTCAGCGGGATGGGCGCAATTTCGGTTCGGGTAACTGGCTCACCGTTGCCAGTGATCTGTGCATCGACTTGTGGAAGCCTCTGGATGATTTGACTCCGGAGGAAGCCATAGCCAACATCCATCCCACTGTTTTTGAGCGGAGAAGCGGGGTTGTGAACCGGGCCCACCTCATTGACGATTATGTGCTTTCCCGGAACATCGCCAAGTTCGGCCTTAAGGCTACTACTTTCCGGGAAATCTTTATCGAAATGGGCCATGTCGAGGTCAAGGATTCCCAGGGCAGGGTAACCCAAAATGCCGGCGGCCACTTTTTCTATCATCACTATTTGTTCCCCACGGACCAGAAGGTGGTCAAAATGAAAAAGGTAATTCGGCAATGGGGGATTTACGAGATTATGGGATATGACTTCCCCCTGACCCCCGTGGATCAAGCCGAACAAATCCAGGGTTGGATGACTCGCCCAGAACTCGAATGGCTCCATGAGAAGGCCAATAGTATGGCCAGTGTAGTGTCCGTTGGTAATTTCCTGGGACGCAGTACCTATGCCCTCTGTGCGGGAACTGCCGGGAAGGTCTATGCCGTGGATCCTTTCGTCTTCTCCGGCGATTGGGCCAAGTATGTCAATCCCAACATCGGCCTGCGCCCTGGTGAGGATTTCAAGGGTAAGTTTCTGAGCAACGTCGGCCATTTCCAAAATTTGGTGACGCTGCAGGAATCGAGTCTGGAGGCGGCGAATGATCCCGCCATCCTGGCGGAAGTGGACATGATCTTCTTCGACGATGATCATTCCTACGAAGCCCTCATGGAGAATCTTGAAGCCTGGGCTCACAGAACCACGAAACTCATTTGCGGTCATGATTTCACCGACCCCATGTACCCGGGCGTGAAACAGGCCGTCTATGAGTTCTTCGGGGCAGACCGGGTTAAACAAGGGCCGGACTCAATCTGGTACGTCAACGTCAATTAAAAAAGGACTTTTTTATGTCTCAAATCCTACGAAGCAAGAAATTTGGTGAAATCGAGGTTGAACATGGGGGCTGGATGGACAACACCATACATATCGTGCGTTTGACCAGTGGGGTTTACTGCCATTCCAACGGGCTCCCGGTTCAATCCAGGGATGAGTTTCGGAAAGCCGGCATGATGGGCGATGACTTGCTGAAGGCGATCAACTGGTTTGAGCATCGACACGATGCCGAAGAGCACCCGCCCCAGGGGGTCATCCTCAGACCGGATGGTTCCTTGAGTTTGGAGGACGGGACGCCGGTTACCCAGTCGGCCCAACTGGTGCATTGTCTTCCCCCCGGGGAATCCTTGGACTCTGCTTTGAAAGCATTCTTCAAGTGGCAGGAAGCCCAGAAGGGACCGGCGGCGGCCGCCAAGCGACGGGCAGCGGCAAAATCAAGCCATGTCTCCCCCAAACAACGAAATGCTGGGACGGCCAAGAGGGGCAAGGCTCCTGCTAAACCTGAACAGGCGAACACCGCCCCTCTGGGGTAAGGCATGACTGAAACTGATTACGGGGTCCGAATTTGTCCGAATCCACGGTGCCGCCTGGTGTACCGGCCGGATCCGGTAGCTTATAAGGATCCGCACAATATCTGTCCTCGGTGCGGGGCGGATATGAATCAGAGGCCGGCATGGAAAGGGCCAGAACCTCAATGAAGTGGAAATCTTTAAGGGGAAGCGGCGATGACTTTGGCTGAACTCAAGGAAGAAATTGGGATTCTCGTTAGTGATTCCAGCCTGGAACAGTATTATAAACGCTGGATCAACGAGGCAATCTTGGAGATTGCCGCGGACTTCTCCCTTCCTTCCCTTCGGCTGAATGAGCCGGCACTTCTACTTGTCACTACCTCCACCTGGCTTTTTAACATTCCGGCCACCTATCAAAAGCAGTTGTTCCGGGCCGCAGACAGCGAGTATACCCCGATCCACATCTTGCAGGATCTGAATTTACTGGACGAGCGGGATCTGGACCATGACGATACTGGGGACCATGTGACCCATGTGGCGGTGCGGGACCAGAAGATCGGAATCTACCCCATGGCGGATGAAAGTATCAAGCTATGGTTTTATAAGTTGCCGACGACCCTGGATGGTCTTGGCGACATTCCCACCTGTATCCCCACGGCCTACCATTCTCGGGTGATCATTCCGAAGGTGGTGATTAAAAACTTTCGGGTCCTGCAGGACCTGGTGATTGATGCCCCCCATCAGAGTCTCATGTTTTGGCAAAGGGAATACCAAAAGGGGCTCTATGGGGAACCCTATGGCGACATTGGGATGATCAACTATCTGGCCAGAGAGAAACCGCCCCGGCGCCACGGTGGGCGCGACCCGATCATGTAGGTGAAGCATGGCAAAAAATTCTGTTACACCTGTCACTGCTTACGGCTTCAAGGGGATGAACAATCTCCCCGGGGCTTCGTGTCTGTATATCTTCGATCCAAATTGGCGGGTGCGGGTGGCTGGAGAATCGGCTGACCTGTGTCCGCTATGTGCTATCGGCATAAGGCTGTGAGGACCAAATGTCTCGACCGATAACCGCCCTCGGATTCCGTGGCATGAACAACCTGGAGCAGGCCCCGGGGATTCTCTTGGACGATGCCAAGCGGATCACGCCGCGGATCGCCCTGAATGTGGAGGTTACGGATGGAGGCAAACTTGTTAGACGAAAAGGTTATGCCCTCAAGATCGCTTTGCCAGGGGCGCACTCTCTCTGGGCTGGAAGTGTCATGCTGGTCGTTGCAGCCGGAATCCTCTACCGGGTTGATGGCGATGCATCGGTGTCCATTGGCACCGTGTCCGGTCCTCAAGCCCCCGTCTGCTACCAGGAACTCGACAACCTGATCTATATGGCCACGCCGACCTGGCAGGCCATTTACGATCTCCTGAATGACGAAATAAGGACCTGGGGGCTTTCCCTGCCCGCCGTCCCGGTAGTAACACCCGTGGCTGGGGATATGTCCCCGGGGACTTACACCCTATGCTACACCGCCGCCGACGTCGCAGGAGGGGGCCGTCTCAGTGGTAACGGCCCCCTGTGCAGGCTGACATGGGAAGGCGGGACTCAGGGCATTCGGCTGGATAACCTCCCGGCTGGCGGCCAATGCTGGATCACGCACCCCAACGGGACCGACCTGTTCCTGGCAACCGTGGAGGACGGGGTAGTCACCGGCCAGGCCCCCAAGATCACGCCGCTGCCCACCTTCGCTGTGGCGCCACCGTCGGGGCTGAGTCACTTCGCCCATGCTTTCGGGCGGATGTGGGGCTGCAAGGGGAAGAACCTGATTTACTCCGACCCCTTCATGTACGACTGGTTTCGGATCCCGAACTATAAGCCTTTTCAGGAAGAAATTTCCATGGTGGCCCCGGTGACTGACGGGCTTTTCGTCAATTCCCGGGGTTCCACCTGGTTTCTGGATGGAACTGATCCGGCCAAGATGGTCTTAAAAAGAATCGGGGACGGGGCTGTGCCCGGCACACTGGTTTATGCCGAAATGCCGGGAGCGGTGGTAGGGGGAGGGTACGAGATGTCAAGACGACTCTCGCAGCTTCCGTCCCCGGTTTGGATTGGCGCCCATGGGTACGTCATCGGAACCCAGACGGGGCACCTGGTGCATCTCACCGAGAGCCGCCTCCGGATGTCCGTGCGCTCCCGGGGGGCTGGATTCTTCCGAGTGAAGGACGGGGTGCCTCAGATCATCACGGCCATGTCGGGGAACCAGAGCAACGGGGGCGATCCCAAGTTGAGCGAGATTATTGAATTGGGGGCGATTATATAATGGAACCCGCAACCCACGACCTGACCATCTACCGGGACCGGGACTTCTCTCAGACCTTCTACTTTAAGAACCTGGGCGTGGCCATGGACCTGACGGGGTACACCGGCAAGGCTGAAATCCGGGAGAACAAGGACGCGGCCACCCTGATCGTCGCTTTCCAGGTCACGGTTGACCCGCTTATCGGCAGCATCGTCATCAGTTTGACCGACACGCAGACGATCCTGCTCCCGGTTGGCGATATGGCTTGGGACCTGGTGCTGACCGATCCCCACAACTCGCGGCAGAATTACCTTGAAGGCCAGGTGAAGATATTGGGGACCGTGACCCGGGATGATGCGGTCGGCGGCATGGAGATGGGATGACCGAGATTACTGCCCCTCAATCTAAGGTGATCCTGGCTGAAGCCTCGGGAGAAATCGCCGCCATCGTCCCCCAGCCGCAAGTGGTTGTCGTCGAGGTAAGGCGGGGGCCGGTGGGACCGACCGGGGCGGTCGACTTCCCGGACGGGGCCGCCACCGGGGACATCATTCGGTGGAACGCTATCACCTCATCGTGGGAGAGTAAGGCCGAGCCCCTTGAGTTTCGGGGGATCGTGCTGGTCCCCATGGCACTTCCAGGAGCGCCGGTGGACGGGATGGTTGGATTCAACATAGCAGATAACAGCCTTTATGTGGCTGTACCATAGGAGGAAGAATTATGCCTGCAACCTGGAAAAAACTTGCTTATGCTGACGAGGTTCCGGCGCTCACCCTTTTCGCCGCGGCGCATACCATGCTGGCTTCCAACGAGGCCAATGTGGCGGTGGGTGTTGTCCTGGCCGCGAACGAGTTTATAGGCCGACTCAGCACCGCCAACATCGCCAACCTGACCGCCGCCAATGTCCGCACCATCATCAATGTGGAAGACGGGGCAGATGTTACCGATGCGGCCGGGGTCGCCGCGGCCGGCGCCGTCATGGAAACGGACTTCGCGAATGTGGGCGATTTGCCTTACGCCTCTGCCGCCAATACCGTCAGTATGCTGGGGATTGGCACTGAAGGGCAGGTGCTTAAAGTCGGTGCTGCCAATGCGCCTGAATGGGGCACGGATGAAGGTGCCGTCGCCTTCCCGGAAACGGCCAATGCCACCACCCGGGGCGCCCTGACCCCGGCGCTCGGTGAAGGTTGTTTCCAGGTGGATACCTTGGAGTGCTACGTCTGCACCGTGATTGCGTAGGTTGGTGGACTTATGTTCCTGACTGAAGAGGAACGGGAAGTCCTCAAGCGGGTACTAGAGCGGCTGTTGACTCCTGCGGCGGGCTCTGTTCAAGCCAAGGCGAGTCTTACCATTCGGGAACAGCGGGAACTGAGAAAGGCGGCAGAAAATGGCCAAAAGAAAAGTTGATCAAAACCCGGGCCCGGCGTGTTCTCCCACAGTGGCGGAGCATGAAGCCGCCGTGGCGCACCTACGGACGGTCTATGAAGATCACCTGAATGAGTCTATGGCGCATCTTCATAACCGCTTCGTGGCTTTCATCGGGGAATCTCGGCTGCCTCTCCCCCAAGTCCTCCTGGTGTTGGAGATGCTGGTGGCCGAAACCATTGATCAGGCTAAGAGAAAGTATTTGGGGGAGTAGATGCCCGCAACTTGGAAACAATTAGCCTACAAAGATGATGTTCTGCCGAACCTGCTTTCTCCCTATGTGGTGGGCGACCTGCTTTACGCGTCCTCCACTTCGGCCCTCTCCAAGCTGGCGGGCGTGGCTGTGAATCAAGTCCTGGTGTCTGGGGGGGTAGGTGCTGCCCCGACCTGGAGTGGCACCCCTACCCTGGCAGGTATTACCTGCACTGCTATTAATCCTCTGACTACGTTGGCTGAGTCTTGGGTTGGGCCTTCTTCCGTAACGGGGATTTATTTCAAAGCCGGCAACGTTGGCATCGGGACGACGAATCCGCTGGCACCGTTGGAAGTGAATGGCGTTGCAGGGGACGCAGTAAACCTTGATTTGCGGAATAATGATGAGGTGTTGAGATTTAGGCATACTGGTGTTGATGGGTATTACAGAATTTATGCCTATGATTTAACTTCAGTGGAATATAGGGATATTGGAATTGGTGGTGCTGAAGGGCATATATATATAAAGGGAGTAACCGGCAACGTCGGCATCGGAACGACGAATCCAGATGAACCGCTTCATGTGAGAAAAAACCAAGCAACTCTCATGCGACTGGAGCGATCCGCTGACGCGGATGCTCAGCTCAATTTTCTGAATAGTGGAGGAGACACTTGGACAATCGGACACGACAGTAGTGCGGATACTTTTACCATTGCGGCTTCTGATGATAACTTTGCCACAAGTGCGCACTTTAATATTTTAAGAACAACCGGCAACATCGGCATCGGAACGGCGAATCCGACGGCGAAGCTGGATGTTAATGGAATAGTCCGTAGTACGGGACTGGGACTAGGAAGTTGGCCAGTTTCATCTGCGGGTTTAGAGATGGTTTACACGGGAGATATTGGTTATTTGCAATCAGCATCCAGGGACGCTGCCACTGCAGCAACGTATATGCCCTTGAGAATTAGGGCTAATGGCACATATATAACAGACGGCAACGTCGGCATCGGCACGACGGCTCCGACAAACCTGCTTTCGTTGGGAGGAGATGCAGCAAGAATCTTCTGGATGGAGCGGCATACGACTGCTAACACCGCAGGCAACTCTCTCACAGTACAAGCAGGTGGTGCTACCGTTGCTGCTACCGATAAAGCTGGTGGCCAACTTATTCTGGCCCCTGGATTATCAACCGGCTCGGCTGAATGTGGCGTAACCATCCGGGGCTGCGTGGCTGGTGCGCCAGGGACGGGCAATAACTCACTGCAAGACATGATTAAGGTGCTGGGTAATAAACTCGGATTTTTCAATGTTACGCCAGTGGCGAGGGCAACAGAATTAACGGATGAATTGACATCAATTACGCATACTGCGCCAGGAACGCCGGATTATGCGTTGCAGGATTTAGTGGAAAGTACTGGGTTTGGGTTTGCCACTAAAGATGAGGGTAACTCGGTCTTAGCTGTAATTGCCAATCTGCAAACCAGACAGAACGAAATGGAAACAAAGTTGACGGCGTATGGATTGTTAATAGATGCTGACTAAAGGAGACATAACAATGATAGAAGCAATCAAGGCATACCAAGAAGACCAGGCCAGAGAAGTCAACCAAACCCAACTTGTCACCTCAGATGATGGCACAATCGTCATTTTTCGCAAGAATTACGATTCCAGTACCGGCGAGAGGTTGGGAGATGAGGTGGTCAAGGCCATAACTCCCAAAGACATTGATGCCGAAATTGTCAAGAGGCAAGCGGAAATAGCTACGCTACAGGCATTCTTGGCCTCAACCAAATAAAGAGGGGATTTTATGAGTTCAATCACCATCACCCGGCAGGAACTCCTGGAACTCTGGCACGGCCTCCCGGCTCTGTCCAACCTGAAAGGCTTCAAGTTGGGTTACGCTGTGGCCCGGACGAAGGCCAAACTGAAACCTGAGATTGAGGCCCTGGACGAGGCTCTGAAGCCGGACGCCGCCTTCCAAAAGTATGAAGAGAAGCGCATGGAACTTTGTCGCAAATACGCCCAGAAGGACGGCCAGGGCAACCCCGTGGTCTCGGGCAACGAGTTCGTGTTCGGGGAGAACCGAGGGGCGTTTGATGCGGAGATGTCGCCACTACAGGAAGAGTTCGCCGGGGCGATTGAAGATAGGAAGCGGCAGATTGAAGATTACCATGCGGCCATGAAGGAAACCATCACCGTGGAGGTCCACCAGATTGCGCCGGAGGATGTACCCGGGGACGCGACCGTGGGCCAATGCGAAGTGCTTTACCGCCTGATTGAGGCTGAAGAATAAAGACTTTTTGATAAGGAGAAATGCTATGTGTGCAGTTTACGTCCCCAACGAGTCAGAAAAAGAAGCCCTGAAGGCGATTCTGCTTCAGCAGGCCATTGTAGTCGGTCTCTACAAAAACCAAATCGTGCCCGATGGCAATACCATCTTCTCTACCCTGGAAGAGTTGACCACCGGCGCCACCTATGGGTACGCCCCCAAGGTCCTGACCAACAACGTCAAGGAAGGGGCTGCGGCGGCTGACTGGTGGACCATCCTGGTGAACTCCGCTGGTAAAGCCAGTGCCGTCTATGGGACCACGGTTGCTCCGGCGTTGGCCTCCCTGGAGTGGACCTTCCTGGCCCCCGATGTAGCCTTGGCGCCTACGGTTTATGGGCAATTTGGGTATACCATACGCCTGCCATTCACCGTTGGCCTACAGCCGATCAAGGTGGGCGATGTGATCCGGCAGGGGGCCGTCTGTGCGGAAGTCGCCGGAGTCAATCTGACCTCCGGGTCCTGGGCCGCCGGCGATGCGGCCGGGTATCTTTACCTCAAGCGACAGGTCGGGACCTTTGTGGCTGGGGCCAGCTTGGTGGGGGTGTCCAGGGAAACCGCGACCTCCGAGATCAAGGTGCTGACCGCCGCGCCGGTTGTTGGCGGCACCGGGTATGCCGTGGGTGATCGGTTCGCCATTGGGACCGGGACGGGCGGTGTGGGCCGGGTGACGGCCGTTAGCGGCGGGGTAGTTACAGCAGTCGAATTGCTGACCGGCGGGAAGGACTACACCGTCGCTACCCAGGCCACCGTGGCGATTGACGGGGCCGGCGACAATGCCTTGACCGTGGCGGTGGCGTCCCTCCATACGGCTGGCCCCGCGGTTGTTGTGGCCACCCTGGCCGGGGACAGCGAGAAGAAGTTGGTTTATGTGGAGGCGCTTACTACGCCCATAGCAATCACCCAACTTGGGCAAAAAATCGCGGTAACTCCCACGCTTACGATGAGCACAGGTTAACATGGCAATAACCTACTTCCAGAAGTACCCGAAAGCCGGCGAGGATCAGTCGGGGGCTAAGTCTATGCGCGCAGATCACCCGGACTTCGGTGACGTTCTGCGAAGTGTCTATGCTAAGGGGGTCATTACGGATTTCGATAAAATCCAGGATGATCCGATTCAGGTGAAATCCCGGGTGAAAGTTCAGATTGAGGGGATGGAGGAATCCGACTTCATCCCCATCTTTTTTCATCCGAAGGCGCAGTATTGGGACGACCCAGGCGATCCGCCTTCGCCGCATAGCGCCACAGACTTTAACGAGGAGGATAAATACCACGAAAAAAGCTGGATGAGTTTTCGGGGAGGCGATGAAGTTGCGGTCTTGCTTCAAGCATCTGCCGACGGCGATGAGCTAAAGCCTGTCGCCGTGGTGGCCTTTGCCGATGGGGTTCCGAGGATCGGGGAAAACGTAATACGGATAGATACAGAGCACGATGGGACTGAATACTATGAAATGCAAGATTCAAGCAATATATCTGAATATGGGGATGGTGAAACTGGTCCTGATGGGGTTCTATTAAAATTAGAACATGAGTGTGAACCGATAAAAGTGGCAACATGTATTCGGGATGATAGCTATTATTATTTAACTGGTTTAATTCAGGATAGTTTAATTATAACTGGTGTTGATACACCTTTAGTCTGGGGAACTTTATGGAAAATTGTTAAAAAAAATACTTTTGATATTTATTTGATTGTTATCCCAGTGGGTGCAATCTTATATGCTTTTTATTATGCCCTAAATACCTATGAAGAAAGTACAGATGGAATAATTGTAACTATGTGGGGAGTGTTGAGTGATTTTGATGCATGGCAATTAAGCGAACACAATCCAACCCCTCCAAGTTATGAAGCTCTGGTTGTTAGTGGCGGTACTTTTTGGGGGTCCCCCCCTTGGCCACCAGATTGGAGTGATATTCCAACTTGGATAGAAACTGAATGGGTGCAAACTCATTATAATGCCGGAACCGATGAAGCGTATGATAATAACCTTTTTGGTGGAGTTTATACTTCTAAATTAAAGGATGCTTTGGAAAATAGCGCATACGATACCGAAACTATGTTTGAAAATTTATATAACCTTGGTGCAAGACCGTTTGTATCTCCAATTATAGAAGGAATTTACTATCAGGATATAATCACCCCCTGGTGGCCAGATTTGGATACGGTGATTCGTATTCGCCCCCACACCAAAGAAGAACTAATTGCTTTGGAGATGTGGCCTAAAGAGGAATAAGGAGAAATATTATGGCCAAATTAACGAATG